CAACCGCAACAACAACCCGTATAAACTGCGGTACAACACCATCAATAACCCGCCATTTATCTATAGTTTCATCGGCAAACAAAGCGTTCGGGTTAGCGTCTGCAAAGTCGCCTTCCAAGAAGCGTTTGCGAAGTCTTGCCGAAAGTCCTTCAAGTGTTTCTAAGTAACCATCGCTAAGATTTTCCACGTTATCGCGCGGGTTCATCTTGAACGAAACGTAGTTTTCAGGATGCGCTAAGGGTTGCTTCGTTTCTGGATCAATCTTTTTAATGAATAAAAGATAAGTCCAATGCAATTTATTAGGCGGGTTACAATCGAAATACATTCGCGTTTTAAGCTTGCTAGGTTCCCGGCCTAAAATGTTTTGTGCCGTCTGTTGGGCAAGCCGTGTAATAACCATACCAACAGCTAACCAACTAATTTGCGAACATTCGTTTAAATAAATTGTCGCATATTCATTACCTAGAATTTTTTCGGTACGTTCTTTATCGTCAAGACCGCCAAACCAAATTTCCGAACCGTTGGGAAGCGTAACGAACCAATCGGATTTATTTAACTTGTATTCAATATCAGGAAACGCCGCCTTCATTACTTTAGGGAACGTATCGAAGATAATAGACGATTTAATATGATTGAATCGAAAGCGTAAAATGCAATGACGCGAACCGGGCGCTTTCAAAGCCCGCATAACAATATTGCGAATATGAAGAAACGTTTTGCCCGAACGCGAACCGCCGAACAGCATACAATAAGTAGCCGCCGCAGCTAATATAACTTGCGCTTCAAGCTGTTTTAACGTTAGTTTCATTTAATCTTTTACTTGGCAAGGCGAAGGGTTTTCGTCAAAGCGCACAACTTTAACCGTATCAATGCCATTTAACATAGCTTTCATAAGCCTGTGCCTTCCGTCCATTAATTCGCCGTCTTCGTCCAAAATAATAGGATAATTTAAATCCGCAGCATTAACCGCTTTCATATGCATTACCATATCACGAAGCGTAAGTTTGTCGTATGAATGCCAAACGTTCAAATGATTTAAAGGAACTTCCATAACTGGCAATTCCTTACTTAATTCAAGCAAACGCGAAACACTCCAAGAATGCCGCCCGATTGAACACATTTGATCTTTAGTTGATAACCAATCTTTTATTTTCATAATGCCCACATTAAGCCAGCAACCAAACACCGAAGGCCGTTAGCGCAAGAAACAGGCCGTAACATATCCAGAATTTACCCGCAGCGTTCATAGTTGTTCATCCAATGGCGAAGCTACAACTTGAATAGTTGAAGCGGTTTTAACGTTGGCTTCAATCTTTGAAACCTTCGGTACGAAGTCCATAATTTCGGCGTATAGCCGGGCCATCTTCGTAAAATCGTCGTTGTCTGTGCTGGCAGTATGGGCGCGTTCCCATAGGCTGCGGGCAAGATCGGCTTTAGACGGTAGAAAGGAAAGTTCGCCTTCTTCTTCTTTAAGGCGCTTAACTTCGGCCATTACGAAAGAATCAGCGGGCCATTCGTTAGCAACGCGAAGGGCTTTATTTGTATTCGTTGCGAATACGGCCAATGCCGCCCGGAATGGATCGGCGGGCGTTTTTAAAAGTTCAACGGCAAAAGCGGCTTTCTTGCCGCTTTCGTCTTCCGGTTCTTTCCCCGGAAGTGTCGTAGTCCATTGGTTAATCTGTGCCATAGTGCAATCATAAAATACGCGGCCATTGCTGGCAAGGATTAATCAATTTTACAGGCGTTCGCGTACTTATTAACCAAGGATTGCAATTCAACTATTCGAATATTTGCTGCGTCATAATCGCCGCCTAGTTCGATAATTTTTCTTGCAGTTCCATCAAGATTGATTTCGCCCGCTGCAATCCCGTTGGTTCCGCTTTCGGCGGCTGCATTAGGTTCGCCGGGGGCGGGGGCAATTGTGGGCAAACTGCAACGGGGCTTGACGCGCAACCGGCCAAGTTCAACATTAGCAGAATCAACACGGTTTTTAAGTGCGGCAATTTTCGTTTCGTAATCATTGGACACCCCGTTAATTTCGGTTGATAATTTCGCTTCGGCGGTACGCGCCCGGTTCAACGCTTGCACAAGCGCGGCGTTCTGTTTGGCCGTATCGGCTGCGGCTTGGGTATGTTGCCCGTAGAAGTAGCCGCCAAGGGCCGCAGCGGTGCCAACAAGCAACGCGAAGACCCATGCCAAGGGATCAGTAAGCAAGCCCCGCAGAATCGCGCCCCAAGTCATGCCAGCACCTTACCGGCTTGGAAGTCTGCCAACGTCAAACCCCCGGTAAATTGGAAGTGCGGAAATTCTTTAAAAGTTCGCCAATTGCCCGCCCATTCAAGCCCGCATTCAACGCCAATTGCGCCCATCTTCTTCCATAAAACCGCATCTTCATTTGCAGTACCCCAAACCGGCTTACCGTTGCGCAATGGCACTACGTCAAATGCTACGCGGTAGTTATGGAACGATTGCCCGGCGCGCGCATTGGTTACAATCTTGCCCGGCGCGGTTCGGCCTTGCGCAAATAATGCGGCTTGGCTTTCTTTATCGCGGTAAGTTGAAGTAATCAATACGTCAATACCTGCGGCTTTGCACTTTTCAACAAATGCTTTTGCCAGCGGTTGAACCTGCGGCAATAAGTCTTCAATGCTGCGGCTGTTAATCATGCTGTTAAACCTTTTGCAGTAATAACGCGAAGAACGCCATTAACTACAGGCAAACCAACGGCCAAAGCCGAATAGAAGTTAATCGGCAAAAGCGGTTGAAGAATTCCTGTATTCGATTCAAGCGCGGCCAACGCTGCGCAAATGATATTGAACCAAAGCGTTTTAGATAAATACCAAGGTTTAGTTTCGTTCATTTGTCGGCCTTTAAATCAAGTTTATCTTCGATACGATCCAACTTTGCAAATATTGCTTTTGAAAGTCCGTCGAATTGTTCGGTTTTAACGTAACCACCAGCGACTAAAACGCGAAGTTCGCCAACCCTTGTAGCTAATTCTTTATCGGCTTGTTCAAGCGATTTAACCGCTTCCCACATTGCTTTCATCCACCAACCGCCCAATACGCCAACGATTGCGAACAATACGTTAAATAACTGTTGATTATCCATTTTATACAACGCCCAAGGAAAGATATTTAGGCGAAGTATAACCGCAGTTATAGGCAAAAGAAAAGCCCGGCGTTTTAAGACCGGGCTTTTTCGTTGCAAGCTGGCACAAGGCCAACGGGCGAAGCTTAGGCGGCGCGCCAGACGCGCGCGCCCTTCACGCCGTTTTCTTCGACACTGCGAACAACGAACTTGCGGGTTTCGACCATAACCGGCACTTGTTCGCCAGCCTTATTAGCCTTCGTGGAACCATCGGCGGCGGGCACGGCATAACGTGCGGTAGCCGAAGACACGGTAGAAGCCAGCGACTTAGCCGCGTTCGGCTTGTCTTCGCTGTTAGGCACGAAGAACGAATGCCCGGCTTCCATCTTGTCAAACGGGTACGTAGTGCCAGTGCGACCACGGCCCGAAATGCTAGGCATAGGAACGCCAGCTTCGATAGCAAAGCCGCCCGAAGCGGTAACAGGTGCGGCGTTTGCGGTTTCAACTGCGGCGGTTTCTTGGGTACCGGTAGCGGTCATTTCAATTCCTTTTTGAGTTGCGCGGGTTGCGAGTTCGCCAGCTTCATTAGACATGGCGGGATTGACTTCAACAAGGCCAGCTTCAATAAGCGGGCCATGCACGGAAGCGGAAGTATAAACGAAACTTCCGGCTTTGGTTGCTTCAACAACGTTTTCAAGCGTTGCTTCGCCAGCACCAGCAACGGCAACAGCCGGGGCAGTCTTGTGGGAAGCGTTCTTTTTTGCGGTAGCCATGTTAAAAATCCTTTCAGGTTTGGTCAAGTGTTCCGGTTTGCGCTGGAACAGTTCGAACTATACGCTTTATTTTGGTTGTGTCAAGCGTTCGGATGAAAAATTTTTGCAATCTTTTTTGTAAGTGCCTTCGTAGTCGGGCCAAATTCCGGCTTTCACGTTGTCACAATACAACGCTTCGGCGGCTACTTCGTCTTCATAGTCGAAATGTCCGACTATTCCAAACGCTATTACAACTGCGGCGAATATGCAAATTTTCTTAATCATGGTTTAAACCTTTCAATCTGTGATAAACAAACAGGAAATGCCAGCCTTTCGCCGCTTCGTAGCAGGCTTCTAAAATTCGGTCTTCTTCGCCCTTGCGGGATTCAATGCGATTATACAACCAATCCGGCGACTTCTTACAAGTCTTGCCGTTGATATGCGAAACAAACCATTCTTCTACGTAGTCCGACATATACCCTACATCCGGTTCGGCTGGCTGCATTGTAAATTCAATCGTTACAGGCAAGCCGCCTAAAATTCTAACGTCTGTTTGCATGTTCGCTACTCCAACTTGTTACGATATGCGAAGCATACGTTAAAACTTCGGTATTGTCAAGCGGTTTCGGTTGCCGTTGCTTTCTTAACTAACGCCAGAATTCCGGCAATTGATGCGCGCTTGCCAACGAAAACATTACGCGGCGAACATTCGCGGTAAAGCAAATATTCCTTGTTGTCGTATCCGCCTTTTTCTACGATGAAACAACCGCCTTCTTTGGCAATCATCTTTGCATGTTTTAACTTCGTTGTGTCGCTGTAGTTCGCTACCATGTTAAATCCCGTAGTTTAAGTATTGTTGTAAAACTTCGCTTGCTTCTTCCCATGAATAGCAAACGCACCAGCCGAAGCCCTGCGCTTTGACGAACGCCCCGAATTCGGCTTGTTCATCCGATACGCCGCCTTTTGAAGTTGCCTTAACCGGCTTTTCGGCTGGCTTCTTCATTTCGATATAAAGCCCGCTGTAAGCACCACGGCGCACCGGCAAGCATAAATCAGCTACGCCAGTTCGTACCCCTTGCGCCTTCAATTGACCCCCGCGAATGGCCCGGCTTTGGGCGCTATCGCCACGGCTACCGCCGTTCGGTATGTGGTGCAACCAACGAAGTTCGGGCCAGCGTTTAACCTGCAACGCGGCCCATGCGAATAGCGCGGTTTGGTGAGCCGCTTCGGTTCCTGATTTTGCCAATGTTTCGGGTGTCATTTAAGCCCCAAGCTCGGCATATAAACGAACAGGAACCAAAACGCGGCAAGGATTGCGGCTTTGCATAGTATTGGAGTTCGCGCCCATACGGAAGGCTTCTTAACTTCTTTAAATGGTACGTCAATAACGCGGTTAGGACAATCGCGACCCTGATTACAATTGTTGTTGCAGCATTTCATAATTTCACCTTTAAGGAAGTTTGAATTTATCACGGCAGGGCGCGCAAGCCCCGCCAACCAATCGCCAAGAAAATTCGCCGCAGCGTTCGCAATCGCCACACTTGCCCGGTTTCATTTGCTGCGCCCTGTTGCGTATTTGCGCTAGGTCTGCGGCTTCCTGTACTTCCATACGTTCGCTGGTTATGTCTGCTAAGTCTGCCATGCACTACCCTTTCAAAGTTTATTATACGCGAAGAACATAACAACCGTTAGTAACTACGCAATATTGGGTAAGGCATTCTTCATCCATTACGG